CCCTTATGGTATTAAGATTTAGATAAACCGAAAAACGCTTGGAGAATAGATGTATAGTTTGCTTCAACTGAATAAAATTATTAGAGATTTAAGAGCCAGTAAGCAGTATAGTAAACTTCCTGAAGAAGAACTTCTTAGACTGGCAAAAGAAAAAGCGGTTTTTTGTGACAGAGATTTAGATATTGCCGTCATGTTTCCTGACAAGAAAGAGAAGAAGAAAGCTTTAGACCTCTTTCACAAATATGCAGGCGACTATTCTATAGAAACTATATCTGATAAGAACACCCTCAAACAATTAATATATTTAGAATTGGTACATGTAAGACTTCAAGAGAAACTCAATGATTTGCAGGACAAGAACGCTATACCTACTAATTTGATAGAGTTGGTTCACAAGAACTTGGAGCAGATAGTGAAGCTCAAAGATAGAATGGGAATAACTAAAACCCAGCAGGATACTTTGAAAAAAGATGCTTTTGGAGCTTTTGATTCTTTGAAGAAGAAGTTTAGGATTTGGTTGGATAACAACCAAGGACACCGAACATTAGTTTGTCCTCATTGCAGCAAGATGATTCTTTTGAAGATAAAAACGGATAACTGGGATGCTGTTAAGCATCCCTTCTTTAAGGATAAAGTTCTTTGTAATGAAGGTTTGATGGAAGTGTATAAACTAGGGAAGATAACTAAAGAAGAAGTAGCTAAAATATTGGATTGTTCTTCTGACTACATAGATTGGATGATAGAAAAATATGGACAGATTGAACCTGAATTGGAATCTGGGAAAACTATCAATGAAGCCCAAAGCTAGACATATACATACTCAAATGGCTTCTTTTGGAATAGATAAAGAAGGTGGGTACGGAGCTACTAGAACTATATATAATTTTCTAGTGGGAGAAGATAATAGTTCTCTTATAGATTTTCTTAAAAAGAGAAAGAAGTTCCTAGAAGATAATGTAAAGCAGATAGACCTTCAGATAGATTATTTAGAAAAAGAAGCTCTCCAAAAGTAAAAGCTTCTCTTTTTTGATTAGATTTTAAAATCTTTATAAAACTATTTAAAAATGCTACCAGCTATAACAGAAGAAGAAATAGAATTAATGGAATGTTTTTACAACTCCGAATGTATGGCGGAGAGTCTTTTTTCTGATTATGATAATATGGCTAGGTTTGATGATGAAGTAAATGCTCATATAAGATTAGGACAAATACCTTTAATAAGTTTTGAATATATATTGGATTATGATAAAGAACTAACTCAAAAGGAAAATTTTAAGCTTCGAGAAGGAGCTGGAAATATTTGGAGTCTTGGTGGTAGGAAATTTGGAAAGACTCTATTTGTTGAAAAAGTAGATTTATGTATAGCCATGTTAGTACTAGATGCAGAGGAGTGCGGTTTTACTTCGCTTGATGCTTTACATATAAGAGGTATATTAGAAAGTATAGTTCAGATTTTAGAGAATCATCCTATATATAAAGTATTTAAACCTAAAATAAATAGAAGTCCAAATTATAGATTCTATTTAAGTAATGGATTTGTGTTAGAAAGTATTAATATGAATCTAGCTAGTAAGAATCCAGGTGCTCAATTTTTTCAGAAGCATTTTAAAAGGTTATATATTGAAGAAGCTAGTTTTGAAACTGAAGAAATATATAATAAAAGGTTAGAATCTATTTCTGAATTAGGGTGCATATATAGAGTAGCGGGTATGACTACCTTTACTAAATATAGCCCTGTAGGTAAGATTTTTTATGATTTAACTAAGAAGCCTGTTATTTGTAATCTTCCTCAATATATAAATCCTACTTGGGATGATAACGAAAAAGCTAGAGCTATTAAAGAATATGGGGGAGAACAAACAGTAGGATATAGAGTTTTTGTTAGAGGAGAAGTTGTAGAAGAAGGTATGTCTGTTTTCGATATGATTAGAGTTAGAACTAACTACAATGAAGAAAAGAAAGTAAAGTTTGTAGAAATAAATAAAGAGAATTTTGGAAACTTCGAACAAATACTTTCTGTTATAGAAAGACCTAGAAATTCTAGTTTTGCTTATCTTTGTGCGGATATTGGAGAATCAGCTCCTACAGAAATAATAATTCTGTTCCAAATAAATGAAAAGTATCGTTATGATTATAATATTACTTTATATAATTTAAGCGATAAAGAACAATATAGAATATTTAAGTTTTTAGCTTTATTAATAGGAGCTAATTTTATAGCTTTAGACACGACTGAAGGAACTGGTAGAGCTATCTTTCGTTCTTTAGAAGATAATTTTTCTAAAGATAATTTAATATGGGTAAGTTTTAATGAGAAACTTCCTGTAGATTTTGAAAAAGATGAAAAAGGGAAAATAATAATAGAGGAAGGCAAACCGCTTATAAGAGAAGAATATGTAAGTGAGTGGTCAGTTAAACATTTAAAAGATTTGTTTTATGAAAGTAGAATGGAATTACCTATAGATTTTAAGTTAGATATACAATTAAATTCAGTTGTATCTTTACAATCTGGAACTAGAACTGTTTATGAATGTATTTCCGAACAAGACCATATGTTTGCTGCTTTTAGAGTATTTTCTATAGCTCAATGGTATAATGAATTTAGAAATATCAGACCAGTTATTGATAGACGATTTGCTAAATCTGGGGTTTGACAAAGAAAGGAGTATAAATGGCAAGTAATAAAATACCTGGAATGAATCCTTTACTTACTTGGATAGAAGATATAGTTACTTTTTATTCAAAGGATGAAATAAAAATACCAGCTGATTATAGGACTCAATGTATTGATATTAAAAAAATATTGAGAGATGATGTATCAGGTTTAGTTAATTCAGTATTAGATTTTGCCATAGAAGGAGCAGTTAATGATTATACCATAGAAACTGATAATCAAGAACTTAATGATGTTTTAAATGAATGGGCTAGAAATATTAATTCTTCTCTTTTAGGAAAAATACCGACGGGAGTAGAAGAATTAGCTAAAGAATATTTTAGAGAGAGATGGAAAGGTTCTTCCGTTTTATTATTGAGAACTTTGTGGGAAACTAAAGATGGTTGGACTCTCCCTACTAAGATGTGGTTTGTTAAAGGAGAAGATATATTATTAAAAGTAGGTGATAAAGATGTTAGTAATTACGATATAAACGCTATTAATCCCGATAATACTTTAGATTCTATAAGTTTAGACGATATTACCTATGAATTGAGATTAAATAAAGATAGTACTATTCCCCTACCAGAAAATAAAAAGAACGAAGTTATTTTTCTTCAGAAACCTTATGCTTCTTGGGCATCTTTAAATCCAACTCCTTTTCTTATTCAAAGAGGTATATATAGAAATTTATTAATGTTATCTCTTTTAGAAAAAAAAGGAGAACAGATAGTAGCTAAAGCTTTAGAATATCTTCTTCTACTTAAAAAAGGAACTGAAGGACTTGTAAAAGAAAATATTACTTATAGTGAAGATGATTTAAAGAAAGTAAAATCTGATTTCCAAGAATTTATTCAGGATAAAAATAGTAACCATGGAATTTCTACTTATGTATCTAATTTCGATACTGCTATAGAGCATTCTATTCCTGAATATTCTAAAATTCTTAAAATGGAGCTATATACTCCTATAGAAAGAAGGATTTTATTTGGATTGGGTTTGGTTGATATAGTTCAAGGAGCCAGTTCTACTCGTAGAGAATCAACTTTAAATCCTAGACCTTTTATTTCTATGGTAAATCAAGGAATAAAAGATTATAAAAAGCTTTTACTTGATATAATTCAAGAAATAAAAAATAGAAATCCTGACCATAAAAAATATATAGCTAAAAATATTAGAATATCTACTCCTCCTGTTAAAGCTTTTATGACGGATGATTTTAAAGTTATGTTGAGAAGCTTATATGATAGGGGATTAATTTCTAAACAGACATTTACCGAATTAGCTGGAGAGGTTACTTTCCAGATAGAAGTGGATAGAAGGAAAAAAGAGGAAAAAATAACAAAAGTTATGTATCCTCCTATTATCCAGAACTTAGAACAATATGCCGAAGTTAAAAATTCTCCTGATAATAAAGAAAAAATTCCTGAAGATAAAAAAGGCATAGAAAAAAAGAATTTTACTAAATCTAGTATAGATGAAATAGAACCATATGAAGGAACTGAACAGGAATTTGTAGAAGCTATAGCCGAAGCTCAATTAGTTTTTGAACAAGCTCCTTATAGTAAAAATACTGATTTGCCTCCTGCGGTAAAGAAATATCCATCAGGAGCACAGACCGCTTTCAGGAAGGCTTTCAATAATGCTCTAGAACATTATAAAGATGAAACCACAGCATTTAAGGTGGCATGGGTAGTCTTGAAAAATTATATGAAATCTTATAATGAAAAATAGAAATTTAATAAATGGCAGATTTATTTCTCAAGGGAAAAAAGTTATCTATACTTGTAAGTTTTGCAAAAAGGAATTTTTTGCCTTTAAGTCGTTAAATCGTAAATTTTGTTCTTTAGAATGTAAAAGAAAAGGAATGGATTATTCTAATTGTTTTAGAGGATATAAGTTTAAAAAAGGTCATATACCTTGGACTAAAAATAAAAAAGGTTATACAAATGCAGGTAGTTATATT